TCCCTTCGCTTCAATCACATAAGGCTTACCGCCGATCCAGCAGAACACACCTACATGGCCGCTGCGCCATACAATAACTCCATTTGCAAAATCCTTGTAGTTTGCCACCGGAATCCTGGTGTAGGCAGTAGAATACAGCTGATAGGATCCAAGCATCTTACCTGTGTACCATGCCGGCAGACCGGAGCAATCCGTACAGATTTTGCCGACTAATCTCCTAGCCTTGGTTATGTAGATATTCGTGAATATATCCTGATAAGCCTGAATAAGGCCGTTCAACTGCGACTGTGTCAGCACCCCATAGCTGCCTTTTGCCCCGTATACGTAAGCGGTTCCCAGTTTCGTCTTGCAAAATTCCACAAGTCCGTTACCTGTTAAATTGCTCATTCTGATTCCTCCTCTACTGCTTGGTGTTCCACCTGCTTCTTAATATTCTTGACCAGTGGCAATAAAAAAGGCGGTATCGAAACACCGATATCCACCATATTTTCTAGTATTGATATGATTTCGTTGGCAATCAACCATACAGCCACGATACAAGCAATTAAAAAGCTTACCGGTATTGTTATCCCTATTGTTTGTCCGGCATAGATTATTAACCAATCGATCATAGCTCCCACAGCTATCAGCAGCCACATACATACCTTTTTGATTATCCCTCGCAACCCCTTATAACTGTTCACTCTCTCGTTTCGATACTTTGCTGCCGCCAAACCAGTTCCATAATCAATTACGTTGCAGATTACCAATACCAGCACTGGTATAGCAAGTATTCCTAGCCACCCCGCCAAAGCACTAAAAAAGGTAACAAATAAAGCTTTGAATTCTTTCATTCTTAATCCTTCTTTCTTTTATTAATTTAAGAAGGAGCCCGAAGGCTCCATGGTTTTAATGTTAGTTCGCAATTGTGACCAAATTACGTAGTAAGTACTGCCATTATCTCAGCCTTTTCCTCTTCGGTAAGCTTTGGATATGTAGCTAAGATTTCTTCGTAGCTACCTTCTCCGGCAGCGTACCGAATCTTTACTGCACTAACAAAAATACTTAATTTCCAGCTTGGCATAGTTTACACCCCCATGATTTGCGCTAAGGCTATTGTTAGATTGTCTACTTGTTCCTTTAATACTGCTGTTTCCGATTTAGGGTATTCAGCATATACAACCGTTGGTTCCTCGCCGCTTACATCTACGGATACTGGATATTTACCACTTGGTATCTCAACCTCTAAGTAAGGTAATCCGTTTGGCACTTCGTAGTTACCAGACATTTGATTCCATATCTTTCCGCTGTTATCATAAATAATTAATGTTTTCATTTCTTCCTCTCCTTTATTCTATCGCTGTCCAGTTGAATGTGCCGTTAGTTGGCACTGGTAGTTTAAATCCAGTTGAATTAATATAAGCAGGCGTAACATCTGCCCGTACATTGTACGCATTAAGGGTTGACACACTAGGGCTATTAATTGATAGCATAGCTATTTTCGCGTAACTCCTACCAGTAGCACGGTACACAGTGTTGTACTCATAACCGTCTCCAACATCATTTCGGTAAATTATTATCATGCTTGGTGTAAAGGTAAGCCCACTTACAGTAATGCTATAAAGAGAACTTGTAATACTACCGTCAGCATACTTAAAAAATTCCGCGCCATTTATAGATGCTGTACCACTTACAACTTTCTTACCCGGCACTAGTGCACCTGCCAACCCGAATGGTGACTTGCCTGCTAGGATGTTAGCAGGTGTAAAGTCTGAATGAGCGGCATACACCCATGCGTTATTATTAGCATTATCACCGTTATAGTAACCGGGCGGGGGGCCGAGATATACTATACCATTGCCTGATGTTACAGATTGAGCCTGTGTATGTCCCGGACTCCTGTCTGGTATGCCGCCTTGTAATCCAAAAATATTCTTTGTAGCAAGGATATTGGCAGATATAAAATCTGGATCAGATATATATGTTACACCATTAGCACCATCATAATATCCAGTAGGGGGTCTTACCCTAATTGTTCCATCCCCCGGTGTTGACGCTACGAGGGTACCTGCTACAGAAGTACCACCAATTACTGGTATACTGCCCTGTAACCCAAACACAACTTTAGTGGCTAGGAAGTTAGAGGCTACAAAGTCAGGGTCGTCCAAAACGACTTGTACTGCTCCTGCCGCGGTATTAACAAGATATGCTCCGCTTAATATGTCTGCAATAACTTGTCCAGATGTTGAGGTAATAGCTGTCGGTGTAACATATCCTGTTCCAGACCTATCAACCATGGTTCCGGTTAAGCCAGTATCATCGTCATTGGAAAATGTCTTACCTGCTAGTACGTTGTCAACGACGACATCACCCTCCGCACTAGCCTTGATAAAAAAACAGTTACCAGTGGCATCAAACCAGACTGTTACTGCCTTACCAGATACAAGCTTAGGTGCTGCTGTCGTACCAGGCTTATACAAAGGTTTACTGTTTATTGTGGTTGCAGCTGCATTGTTATTAGCCGTTACGATAAAAGTTTTTATACTTCCATCGGTCAGTGATATACTTGAAAGTGTAATTGTTGTTGCAGTACCCCCGGCTTTTTCTGCTTTCGCTGTTGCTGCCAACTGCGAACTAACTTCATCTAAAGCCGGCTTAGACGCAAAGGCGTTGGAGATTGCGGAAACCAGTGTATCTTTATCAGCATCAGACGCGGTCTGTTCAGCATTTTTTATAAATTCCCCAAGTGCTGCAACCATCACAGAGACTTGTCGGAATAATTTATTATGTACCTTTGATTTTGCAATTCCAGCCACACCGGAAACCCTCTGTGTTTCCTCTACATACTCCTCGTCTGTTTGCATATTTAATTTTTCAGTATCAAATTCAAGAAAATTATTTGTAGCCATTTTGCACCTCCTCTATATCCATGACCCTGTATCATACCCTGTAAGAGTCGCTGTATCTGAATCATATGTGAATACTGCTAATGTTGACATGGAATAATTAATTTTGACCCCCGCCGGCTTCGGTACTACATATCCATTTGATATTAGTTCCTTCTGCAGCTCGTTTGTTCCAATAGCCAGAATATCCACTGTCATGTCCTGATTATCCTTAACTACAAAGTAAACGGAAGGATTCCATTTTTGTATAGCGTCAGTTAAGGTATCCAACTCACCGTTCCATTGATTTAGAATGATTTTTGCTTTTAGCAGTGATCTGTAGTCACCATCACTAAGAACTGAACTAGTTCCATCTGAAGGCTGAAAGGTTAAATAGCGGCTTAATCCTAAGATCTGTCCAAGTATATCTAACTGTATTCCCACTGCATTATCAAGGTCAAAAGCTTTGTCAACATCCACGCCAATGTCAATTTTATCAAGTACCGCTGTTAACATTGATCGGAATCTAGGCTTATCGGAATGTTCTGATGTTATAAGGCTTAAATATCTTGTTATATCTGCCATTATTATCCCTCCTATGTCACATTTACCGTTATATAGCTTATATTGCTTCTTACTGCCTCATCAAAAGCTATTACGATATCACTGGATCCTTGCGCTTCGCTGTGAATAGCTGCAGTCAACGCAGTAATAGAGAAGGTGGGATTTGATAGTGAACCCATTGCACTTAAAGCAGCCCCCCATAGACTAGATATTGATACGTCATCACCAATTGTTAAAGAATTCAAAAGGGTTACGATGTTCTTTTTGATATCCATTGTAGTCTGATCGGTATATCCGGTAAGCTTTTTTACATTAACTACCACATCAATATCAACTGGTGACGGACGATAAAACCTTATAATATTGATCTGCCCATCTGAATCGGTTACATCAACTAATATATCACCTTGTGTATATACCCCTGGCGCTTTTTTATTAAAGATGGCCGATGCAATATCATCATCCGAGCCGCCGTCAACAACCGCTGCTATACTATGCGCTACCAATCCATTATCATCTATCTCATTCGTATCATTCTCATATACTTTATACCTTATAACAGACTCTATATTTGCTATAGCGCTCCTTAATGCATCTAGTACAGCTGAACTCGTAAGGGAGACCGACACAGCCTGGCGTGATCTTACTTCGGAGTCGGTCTCCGTAAGTCTGCCTAAAATTGCGGAATCCGTATTCGTTACCGATGCCCATCCATAGGTGGGGGTAACTATAACATTTATGTCACCTGGATTAGCTGCTATAGCCCCTTTTACTTGGCATGTAGCCGTGGTAATAATGGATCCACTCTCTCCTATGATCACAACTGCTGGTAAACTCCATTGATAGCCCGTAATATCTTCTACGACCCCATTACTTATTTGTGTCAGGGCGGTACCAGTGATTAATACATCGCAAGTAGAATTGACTCCTGATTTTCTGGTAACTCCATTGAGTTTTACTATGCTGTCGAGAGCGGATCCTATTGCTGTTGATGGCGCCCGGTTGTTATACACAAGCTGTAATAATTGCATAACATCAAATGTCTTTGAGGCAAATATAGATAGAAATTGATAATCCTGGCTGTCTATACCAAGATAAATATCTTGCCCGTATATGCTCTTAGCTTCGTTGATTAATTCCTCCAGGATATCAGTATATGTAGGGATCGTTAACCCCGCGCTTGTAATTGTTGGAGCTTGATAAGCCATTAAAAAATCACCTCCATGGTTGCTGTATTATTAAATGCTGTGTTGACTGTGCATTTTACGGTAAATTCTCTATTTACATAAGCCGATGCATAATCGATTATTTCTGTGACATTATCCGTTTCGATGATTCTGTCCTTAATTATTAGGTCTGCAGCTTCCAGGTTATCAGGAGTTCCAGGAATACCGATAATACTTTGGAAAAGTGGGGTGCCATCGGATTGATCTTCCCACCATTCGGCACTTAATAAAAGGAGCCTGGTCTTGATGGATTGCGCAACCGCGTCCGATCCAGAGATAAAGTCTTGTTTACCTCGTCCAAAGGAAAAGTCCCCGTTACTATCTAATCTCCTATAAATCATAACGGCACCCCATTCTTTTTTATATTCCCAATCAAATTAATACCGGAAGATGATATATCGATCATCTGTGTCCCGTCCTCATTCCTGAGCTGCATGGAATTTGTAGAGTAGTTAGTTACCCTGTTTGGTTGGCTCCAGATACCCGGAATACAGACCGCGTCACTCAGATCATGCCTTCGCTTTTCGATCTGGTTTTGTATGTCACCATTACTAAACCAGGCATCTATACACATATCGTTAAAAATAACCAGGCACTCATCGCCTGGTTTAATTGGTACTGTTATTGCGTACCCTCCGCCTCTGGGCAGGCATATAGGTACATCAAGCAGCAAAGGGAGGTTAATCCAATTATATGTCCCATCTGTGTTAATTTTTTCTCTCAACGCTGGCTGCACAGTAGCGGTCTGCGTTATCGGGTCGAAATCTGAAATTATTCCAGGCATTGAAACTCTTAACCCAGACCCGAAGTTTTCAAGCATCTGTCTATAAAATTCGTCCTGACTTTGTATTCTTTCGCTTACTGTATAAATACCCACCACCACCTTCCCACATTGTTACCACATTGATCCGGATGAACTTGAAAGCATCGAAGGTATAGCACCCGATTGAGATACCGTTTCAAATTCTGTATACCAATCATTGCCTCTTGTGTCACCGGTATAAGTGACTTTAATTACTCTATAAATACCGTCATTGTCAAGCGAATACTGTGCTGTCTGCGTGGCTTGTTGCGCCCTTATCAGGCTGTTATCGATATGGACAAGGGAATTAAGCTTTATCCTCGGATTAAGCAGGCATTTACCCGATACACCATAGTTCAATTGGCTTGGTACGCCGATCAACCCAGATGCTGGACTAAGCTCTACTATTTCATTGGATTTAAAATCCGTAGCCTTAATTATGTTTACTTTTCCGTCATCCAGATAAAATGTAGCATCATTTGACTTTGCCACTTGCCTTATGTAGTCCCGGGACAGTCCAAAGAGAACTTTACCTCTCGTAAGCTTTGCACCGGAAAGACTATCCGAAATAAAGTTCGACTGCGCTGATACGCTTGCTTTTTTTGTACAGTTATCCACGATATTTCTCGCTGTCTGACCTTTTACTAACGATGATACTATAAATCCACCGTTGTAAAAGGCATCACCGTCAATTGCGATTAAAGTGAGTTTATATGTATTTCCGTCCTCTTTTTCCCGGATAGGCTGCAACACATTACCGTCAAATACAATTCCGTATTGATCACCCTCATATCCTGCCTCTATAATAATTCTTGATCCTTCTTGAATTATTGCATTTTCAGTTTTTGCAGATAGATTATAGATAACTACCTCGGAATAATTGGGCTCCATTAATGCAGTTTTTACGCACTTAAATGTACATCTCATATCCGATACATCCAGCGCCGTAGTACCGTTAAGACTTACTATTATTCGGTACTTCCTACCGTACAGCAGATTCTTACTCTTAGCACTCCCCTTCACAACCTCATAGTTTGTAGACGGTATTTCGATACTACTGCTTTGATTTATAAAAGACGACGTACCAGAATAGTCAAAATTAGAGTTGTGATACTTATTCCATATATTTTGTCTACGTGTAAAATCGCTGGCAGGAATACCAGGCCCGACATACTTATACGTAAACTTTGCCCAGTCACCGTTTACCGATTCCCAGGTTCTTTTAATGACCTTAGCTGCTACCCGCATGGAGAATTGATCATTTCCAAGAGTTACTATAGTTAAGGCTCCTAAAGCGGAAGGAACCGATATTCCAAGTTCTGCTCCTGCCTCTTCGAATGCATATCGGTGCCATTTGACCCATACTTGACCGTATCCCAAGGCGTTTCCTGAGTCCCCCGAGATATTTCTCCCTCCGGTCTCTGCTTCAACTGTAGCAAGCATAATATCATTTGCACATCCAACGGCATTCGCTTCGGTTATGGCTAGTGTTTTCCAATCACTCATACGCTATCACCCCAAACTAAAAAATGATCCACTCCAAAAGTAGCATCGCTTGGTATGTCCAAATCCGAACTACTGGCATTCACCACAAATGCACTGCCGATACCAAGGTATTGATATTGACCGAGGATATCGGCAGCTGGATAACCTCCCGATACGAGCGGAAGAGAATCCAACATTACTGCACCGGCTTGATCCGCTACCGTTAATATCCAATAGTTAGCTATAAGATTGTATCTAACGGTTAAATTAAGAGTTATATTTATATCATTAATGGGCAGTGTAATAGTCAGGCTTTGGTTAGGTGCATTTGTGAGTGGTACAATTTTATACCCCATGAAATCATCCTCCTGACAATAATGCCTGTAATTGTTTTAATATACTTTGGTTCGTATCTACGGGCTCTACATTACCAAGATTAGTACTATCAGTAACCTGAGCACGTGCACTTACCTTGACGGTCTTTGTGGATGCTATCATTATTTCTTTGAAAGTTACAGTTACTTTAAGACTGTACTGTGTTTTATAATCATCTGGAGCCGATATTGATTCAATAAGCATGTTCTTATAATTTGCAAGTCTTGTATGGATTTGAAGAGGTACCCTTTGTTGCTGCAGCTCTTTTAACAATTTGTAAGCAGTTACTGATCTTGATTTACCATCGCTGAACTGTCCCTTAACCATACTTTTTGCTGTATCCGACATACCAATCTCAATAATTAACTCCGAAGCTTCCATATAGGCATGATCTGATACATCCGCACCTGTCTCTATTGGATGCTGAGTAATATTTAACTTACTGGTATGGTCAACTCTAAAGAATGCATCGAAGAAATAACCTGCTACATTCGTCTTAAGATATATTAATTTTTTAAGTGCCGGTAATTTATACGGCAAAACAGGTTTTAGAGCCAATTAGTTCACCCCTCTTAAATTTCTGATTAGCAGACCATAATCAACCGTCCTATCAACTGCCTTAGCTGTTGCTGTCGGTTCATTTCCATATATTTTATAACTTGGGTTATTCGATACGTTGTAGTTATTAATTGTGTTGGTTGTACTTCCCATCATAGGAGCGCCCAAGAGACCTGCAGTTTGAGCAAGCAAATTAAGTGAGTTATGTCTTCTATTTGGATCAAGCGGTATAATGGATTCCGGATAGTCCTCTGCCACCCATCCTAAATGTGGGGTTAACTGTATTCCGCCGTCAGCATGTTCAGCGTATGGTAAGCTTGGTGATACAAAGATACTATTAAGCCATTCTCCAAAGCCAGTAAAAGCATCTTTAATCTGTCCTACCATGCTATATGCAACATCATCGTCCCCTATAATTGCAGACACTAACTCAGAAATTGAATTTTGCGCGTTTCCGGCATCAGCTTCATCCATTGCATTATTTAATTTGTTTCCAGCCTTTCTACCAAACATAATAACATTTGCACTTTTAGCAAACTTATCTGATCCGGATTGCAGCTTGCTAGAATCTCCAGATAATATACCGTCTATAATCTCTAATGCCCCTGCTATACCCTTGAATACATCTTCAAGTGTTTGAAGTGCATTAAGGGTTCCCTGACCAAGCATATCAGTGAAACTATCAAACCCAAGGTTGGTAGCGATTTTATCTGCTATTTCCCCCATATTAGTTAGGATGCTGTACAGACTGTCTGATATGCCGTCTAATGATTCTTTAAATCCTTCAAATGTTCCGTCGTCCTCCATAGAGGTCTTAAGCTTTTCGACTTCTTCCCACATTCCACCGAATAAAGAATCGCCACCTTCTTGGTACGTCTTAAAGTCATCCATTAACAATAACAGAGCTGTTACTCCGGCAATAAGCCATCCGATAGGACCCATTTTTAATAATGCAAAAAAACCAAGAAATGCCGAACCTGCAACCTTGGTTTTCGGAGACAAATCATCTAGCGCACTCAGAAGTGTTTTAATGCCCCATGCTCCTGCTATTCCTAACCGGGTGAACCAACTTACTACTTGAGCTACTTGCTTCGTCCAATGAGGCATATCCACGGATATATTGTCATTTAGCTCTTGCATGGAAGCTTTGAATTCGCTGATTGGTTTTTCAAGGTATTTATACAGATAATAACCGATCCACTGGGTTGCGTATGTTATTTCTAACTTCATCCGCTGAAATTCAAATGTCACATCTCTGATCTGCTTCATCTGGTCAGAATATTCATCCACCGGAGCCATTTGTTCAGCCTGCTTCCTTAGCTGCGTGTATCTTTGCAGTAACTCAGGACTTAAATATAAGTCTTGCATTTCTGCACTGAGTGCAGACATCGCGTTCTTATAAGCTGTTGCACTTTCCTTACTCATCCACATGCGCTTTGCAAACATTTCATTCTGTAAATCAGCTTTCGCTAACCCATCCATGTACTTTGCAATACCTACATTCGCCGCAACAAGAAAGGTGGTAACCGCTGATCCGGCCAGTGCAAATTGTTTTGTTGCACTGGTGGCAAAGGTAGCAACCGACTTATCCATATTTTTTAATGCCTGCTGTGTCTGTCCAAAGGAAGAATTGTCGACCTGAAATCCAAGTGAAACCAAGTATGATTTAATAACATCTAACATAGTGATTACCTCCCCTCTTGCTGTGATGCCTCTCGCATCCTGTATTCATTCTCGTTTTTTACTGTTATAACTTCGTGTATATCAAGCAAATCTGATAATGTGTAGGTTCCATTCCATAACTCTTTCTGACTCCAAAGCCCATGCATGACGGGGGTGAATAAGAACTCATTTACATTTTCGCAGTGGGCAGGCTCAAATCCGACATCCCTGTTGCCAATGCCTGCAACAGGTCTCCGTCGAAAAAATCAGCCACATTCCAAACTAACGCTTGAACTGTAAGTGTCAGAGCCAACTTAGCGTTATTTTCAATGTCTTCCACTCCCCAGGTTCCATTATCATTCATAACGGGGGCAGGTCCTGCACCAAGTAACTCGGAGCATACCTTAAGACAATCCCTTTGCAGTTCTATAAAGTCGCCTTTGCTCATAACAGGGCTGCCTCCTGGAGCTGAAGGTATGCCGTCTACTTTTAATCCCATAGGTAGCATCTCGCCCATTAGTTTGTATGCTATGTATGATCCTGTCATTGCGTCAAACTTGCCTATGCGCCAATCACGACCACCGAATTCAAATTTTTTATATAATTCACGTTTCTCCATATGCCCTCCTTAGATTGGATCTGTCTGAATATCAGCGGCTAACAATGCCCAAGTTAGATTTTGTCCCTGAGCCTGATATGGTTCGTCCGCGAACTTTTGAGGGGATACTCCGATTAACGTAGTTACTTTCCCCATTTGAGGTGCCCTTACTATAATTTTTGTATCTGCCCAAACAGATGTATTGGCACCCTCTAAATAATTGTACCATTTGTTTAGCCAGCGATTGAATCCCGAAGTTTGCTGAATAGTGAAAGATATTGAACCGTTTCGGGCTCTTATCTTAGATACCATTACTGATCCGTCTCCTGAAACATCCTGAGCAGAGACATCATTTGATCTTGAAATAGCTATACTGCCTATTCCTTCGCCAACAGCACTGTAAGTCCCGACATTAGGATGAGATATCGATACACTCACATCGAGAAAACTGTATGTTGTAATTGCCATCGTCTACACCTCCTTAAGCATTAACCATAACTTGAATTTTCAAGGTATGGATTGCACCTGCTAATTTGCAAAGTACATAAATATTGGGGGCAACTCTATTCGCCCTGTCTGCTACGCTTTGGCT